TTTGTGCATCTTAACAGTTGTAATATTAGATAGTATTGCAGTATCTACTTTATTAATTGTTTCAATAAATTTAGAGTGTCTAAACAATCCATCAAACTGTCCTAGATTGTTTGTGTTAAATGTTGTAATTGCTGAAGATACTAAAGACTTAATACTGTCAGTTGTTTTTGTTGTTGCCTTTGCATCATACTTAACATTTACATTTAATTGTAAAGATGTTGTTTCAGGATCTTGTATAACAGGTGTCACACTTGCAACATTAAAATCTTTTAATTGTGTAATGATGTCAGTTTTTTTTGCTTCTGTAAGAGTTGCACCAGTTACAGGTTTGATTGAAATATAAACACGACCATAAACAGGTGTGTCGTTATCTTCTCCTCCCCATACTTGAACTGATTGTGCATTTGTAAAAATTGATTTTACTTTACTCTCATAATCTTTTGCGGTAACTGTTCTATTTTGTGAAGCATATTGTCTTGGTGCATTGAAACGAATACTCTCTGGAGTTTCTGGTTGAGCACCATTTGCTGAATTAGTTGCAGTAGTAATTGTCACATTAGAAAATCCACCAAGATTGCCAGACAAACTAAATGAACTTGCTCCGTTACTTTCCTCAGCATTAGTAACGATATAAGATAGTGTCACGATATTACCAGTTGATAATGCAGCACCAAGAACACCATCACCAAACTTTACTTCGTATTGATTATCCTCTGCACCTTCTAGACAATAAACTTTTGATGTAGATGTCACATCTGCTAAGTCAGTTGATAATGTATAAGTGTTAGATGTAGAATCTGATGAACTATTTTGTACTGTAACTTTTAAAGTTGTTGTGTCTGCTAAATTATTTTTAATTAAAAATCTTTGATCTGCATTTGATGTATCCACTGTGTATTTGTTTGTGACAAGTGTTCCTTCATAAACAGGTAAACTAGAAAAAGTATAAACACCATCTGTTGGTGTAATCGTAGTGGCATCTTTGACAATGTAATTATAAGTTGTGCCATCAACACTTGTAGTAAAGGTTGTGCCTCTAGCTGCAGTTAGAGTAGAACCAGTTGCATTGTTAACAGTCACATTTAAATAAGCAACAGGTGCCGTTGCACTTCGTGGAGTATACCCCACATGTTTGGCATGTGAGACAATACTGTTTCTTAAATCTGCACTATCTAAAAACATTTCATTTGCCAGAACATTAGCATAGACAGCGTTGTAGTGAGTATTATATGCTAGAACATCTAACAAGGTAGACATGGTTGAACCTTCAAAATCATAATCTGTTAATTGATCTTGTTGTTTTAAAAAAACTTTAAGATTGTTTTTAATACCATCAAAATCTAAATCTGTAACTTCTAATCTTTTTACCATTTCTATCTACTTCTTTCTAACATTGTTGTGAGACTAACTAACTCACCTGGAACATTTATTACTCGAAAATTTATTGTCACTTCGTATGAATTTGAATCTAAATTTGGTCTAGCATCAACAGATATCAATTGTGCTCTAGGTTCAAAGTTTGTTATAACTTCTCCTATAACTCTAGACAATAAGTTGGCTGTGATTGGATCAAGAGGTTCAAATAATAATTGAGATATACCAGAACCTATTTCAGGATGAAAAGGTCTTTCATAGTGATTTGTTAATACGAGATTTCTTACTGATTGTTTTACAGCATCTATATCTTTTTTAACAATAACATCTTTTGTAGCAGCATTACGCTCAAAGGATAATGCGATATCTCTATAAAGTCTAGTGGACCTCGCACTTGCGTTAGTTCTAGATGCGTCTGTATATCCTGATTGAAGTATTGCCATGATAACTATTTATCATGTTAGCCCGCAAAAACATTAGAAGAACCTGAGGCAGATGCATTAGGTATCCAAGATCCATGACCACCTGTTGCGTCACCTTGTCTATGAACTCCTTTACCATTTACAAATACAGTAGTTGAGGCACCAGTTGCAGGATCACCACAAGATGTAGAATCCCCTTGACGAATAGTATTTGCACCATTCGTTTTCACATTACTAGAACCACCAGTATATGCAGTTTTGTGAAACGGATTAGGTGTAGGACTTGCGTGACCTACATGTGTATCTAGTCCTGATCGTGTAACAGCAGAACCCATTATCTTCTCTTACCTTGACCTACACTTCTTTTAAACTGTCGTCTCTTGTTCTTGTTCTTTGGTCTAGTTCTTGCACTATCCCCAATAGATGTTCGTTTCTTTGGCCCTTGTTCGTAGGCGATTACATTTATACCTCTAGCCATTATGAGTGTTCACAATTAGAACATTCACATGATTGACAAGATCCGCCATTACTACAATGACACCCATGCCCACAGTTATTACATTCCATTATTTCTTTCCTTTTTTCTTTGTAGTTTTCTTTTTCTTTTTAACTACTTTCTTTTTAGTCGTATCTTTAGGGGGTAGTACATTCTCTGAGTTACCCCAATTCTTAAATAAATTCGAAAAAAATCCCATAAAATCTCCATTTTTTATGCGAACAAAACAAGAACATAATTGGTCAAGAATGTCGCACCTTCAAAAAACCCTTATAAATCAACACTTTACAGTAATAATATATTACCATTTTATTTAGCATATTCCTTGACATTCATAAGGATACCGTATAAGATATATTTATCAATGAAAAACAAAGGAAACATTATGAAACTTAATATGTCACTAGAAGAACTATACACTCAATTTAAACTTGCGAATACACCGCAAGAAAAAATCAATCTCTTAAAATTTGTGAGAGATAACTCTCTACCAAATACTTACCAAATTAACTTTGATAATTGTATCAAACATTTAGAACTACAAATTAATTAATCGAAAGGAAACTATATTATGATCAAAGTACCACCTGCACAAAATATCGAAGAAGGTATTGAATATCTTATCAACGCATCTAACCTAGACTATGCGAGAGATATTGATAATACAAATATGATAGAACAATTTAAAAACTCTTGGGTTGTTAAGTCTGGTAAAAAATTTATCAAGATTATATCCAAGAACTCTGTTCATTCTTTTATAGTGAAAGAAGATATGTTCACCCCTGGTGGACAACCTAAGTTTAAGAAAGGTGATGTTCTCAAAGCTGCGTCTTGGAACAAACCTGCACTAAATCAACCTAGAGGAAATGTCTTCGAAGGTAACTATCCAATGCAATGGACTGGACCATTATATTTAAGATAAACGAAAGGAAACTATATTATGAAACTTGCATTTAATAATCTTCCCGATATCCTAGACTGGATTAGGGAACCATCCCATAAGGAACATTTGTTTCTTATTGAGGCTGCGATTGCGAAAGCAAAAAGCAGTAAGTCTGAAATCTCTGTTGGATCAGAGGTTCAGTTTGGTCGACCAAATGGTCGTAAGAGATTTGGGATTGTCGAAAAGATGAACCCACAGAAAGCCGTCATTCGTGAGGGAAATGTGAAGTGGAGAGTACCATACTCTCTGATTCAATCCTGGGAAGATCAACATAGGTTTGCCTAATGTTGATTAAGGTTGGCGACAAGGTCGCAGTTAATACAAGATCACTTCTTCCTAGAGAGGGAGTGATTACAGACATTTCACTTGGTCTGGTTAAATCAGATCCTGCCGGTGAGTTAGGTATCAATGTTCAAGAATATGATACAGATATGAACTATGTAGGTTCGATTGGTTATAAAACTGATAGTGGTGAAAACTATTGGGCATACTTTGATCAGATTGAAAGTATGATTTAAAATTTAGAAATTAGTTTTTTCTTTTTCCTTTGGAGAGCTCCACAAAAGTGGAGCTCTTTTTTTTTAACCTCTCACTTCATCATCTGAAACGACAGGTGTTTCTATTTCGTTGGTTGGCATTTCAATGATGACCTTTGGTACAGGTACTTCATCTATGAAAGAAGCAGCTTGCTCTCCATATTGATGACCTAACCAAAAGGCACCAATTACTATTAAGACATAAATTAATTTCTTCCAACGATTCTTAGTTATGTCTCTCATAATTTTTCCTATTTGCTATTCCATCTCTGCCATACATTGACAGCGACCCACGCAACTAGACCCCATTTAATAATTAACATTGGGGCAACAAAGCCTGTGAACATAGCGATTGCTAATACAATCAGTCCATAGTCTTTCCATGCGCTTATATCTTTAATCCATTTATCCATGAATTTTCTCCTTTGTTATTAGTTATTTAGAATGAGAACTTTGTTCCTATTGAATAGTGTTCTAAATCATTACTATTTGAATCTAATTGCTCTTGCTGATATTCAGCATAAACACTTAGAGAATCAGATAGACCATGAGATAGACCGACTGTGTAATAGGTACCAGTTCCTTCTTTGTCACCATATCCTACTGTTGCAGCTTTCCAACCTACTGTTGCCTCATATGCAGATAAATCTGTTGCGGCGTCTTTGATTGAATAAGTACCTGCCAATGATAAATCACCTACGGTTGTAGATGCACCAGCAGCCCAGTAAGAAATGTCGTTCACTATATCATCTGTATACCCTACTGCCAAATTTAAATCGTCAATAGAATGTGATACAGATAAATCCCAAACATCTATGCCACTCTCACCAGATGAACCATCTACTATACCCATAGCAGAAACAGGTCCTGATGAAACCTTGACAGAATTGCTAGAACGATCTGCATACTTCCAGAACGCACTACCACCATAGACTTCGAAATTATTTGTGACATGAACATCTGTATAAGGATGTGATTGTCTACCTAAAGAGATTGCGGCACCACCTGAGTTTTCAATACCAACAAATGCTGTTCTTGAATCAAAGGTGTCACTACCACTATCATCTACATCTAAACCAACTTCAACATTGGCAAAGCCTGATAGACCATTACTTCCTTCCAAGGCAACATCTACA